TTAGACCTGAGATCGCCGAGCCCATCGATGCAATCTTCGAGGAGATCCATTCGATCGCGTTCGAGACCATGCCCATTAGGTCGACCCAAAGGCTCGCGAAGTATCCGCGGATCGGTTCCCATGCCGCACGGAACACCGCGCCGACCTTCGAGAAGCCGGTCGAGACCATCGCGTTAATTGCTTCGATGCCCGATGAGACGACAGCCTTCGCGCTTTCGAGCGCCGCCCCTATGGTCGTGGAGATGCTCGACCAAACTCGCGACACGAAGCCCGTGAGAGGCTCCCAATAGCGATAGATGAGAAGGCCCGCGATCGCGATCGCCGTTATCGTCGCGCCGATCGGGTTCGCGGCGAAGATCGCACCGATACCGGCGAAGGCGCGCCCGATCATCGGGATCGTCGCAGTCGCGAGGATCGAGATCACGGAACCGAGGCGGGACGCAATTCCGGCGAGAGTGACCCATCCACCGGCGACGAACGTCGAGGCCCAACCGATACCGGCAAGCGCCGCGCCGACCGTGAGGATCGTCGTCCCCAGAATGGCGAGACCGCCGATCGTGACCATCGCGGAGCCGACTAGATCCCGATTATTCTTGATGAAGTTCTCAATCTTGCCGAGAACCGGCTCGATCACGACGCCAATCTTCGCGAATGCGGGCTCGAGTGTTTCACCGAGAGCGATCTTAACGCGCTCGAACGAACCGGCGAGTCGGTCCATCTGTAACTTCGAGGTCGCCATGATCTTTTCGAAGTCCTGATCGGTGACGCCGGTCGCCTTGAGGGACTTCTCCTTAATGCGCTTGTATTCGTCCCAATTCTGGATCAGGGGCCGAATAAAGTTCTGGACTTGCATATCTTGGAACAAGTCGCCGATGGCCTTCTGATCGCCCTTCGTCGCCTTGATGATCGCGCTCATCGACTCTTCGAAGGGGTTCTTCCCCTTCTTCTGAGCGTCCTTAATGATCTGGTAGAGATCGATTCCGAAATTCTTCTTCCCCTTCTTCAGCGTCTCGGGGCTCATCACTTTCGCGATGTAGTTCTTCATATTGTTCGCGGCTTCGTCAGCATCCGCCGCGCCCTTCCTCGCAACTTCCAGAGCCGCGCCCATCGTCGCCGCGGCCTCGCGTCCTTCCATCTTGAGAGAGAGCATCCCGGAACCGAGGACCGGGAGAACCTTCGCCATATTCTTTAATTCGACGTTCCCTTCCTTGCCCGCTTGAGCGAGTGTGTCGAGGGCCGCTTGAAGATCCTTCGGGGCGATCTTGAGCGAGTCGTTCAAAACGAACGCGGCGCGAGAGAGATCCTCGATATCCGCGCCCGCCGCCGTAGCGGTGCGCCCGATCGTGACGATACTCGCGACGGCCGTCTTCGTGTCCATGCCCGCGGCGACAAGGAAGCCGATCGCGCTTTGAAGCGTCGTCGCCGATTGGCCGGTCGCCTTCGACGATTCCATGATCTTCTTGGAGAGATCCGCGATCTCCGCCTTCGTCATGTTCGCCGTGTTGCCGATCAATTGGAGTTGATAGTTAAACTCGGCCGCATCCTTGAGCATCGAGAAGGCGGGATAGGCCACGGTCGCACCGACGGCGACGGCCGCGCTCGCGCGATCCCGGGCTTGACCGGCGAAGTTCTCGCGGGCGTCCTTTATGCGCTTTTTAAGTTCGAGTTCTTTCCGGAGGAGATCCGACTTCGTGCGAAGCGCGGCGATCTGTTTATTGATCTCTCCGAGTTCGAGGCGAGCGAAACTCGGGCCTTTGCCGAGTTTCTCTTGCTCCTTGATGACGCGATTAAGTTCGCGTTGCTTCGCCTTGAGTTTGTCGATCGTTTGCCCGATGGACTGTAGCTTCCCATTAGCCGACCCGACGGCGCTCTTCAGAGATGCCGCGACGGCTCCGCCGATGGTGATCGTTGCGTTGAGTTGCTTATTTGCCATTGTCCTTCGGTAGTCCGTCGAGCCACCAAACGAAGCGAGAGGCTCGCATCGTCATAATTTCCCCGACCCCCCATCCGGTGTAGGACGCCAAAGCGAGCGCCCCTTGTCGGATATAGTCAGGGGTCAGCCAATAAAACCCAAGAATGCCTCTTGCAGTTTCTTGTAATCGCGGAGGCCTAATTTCTTGAGGTCGTCCGGTGTAATCTGGCAGAGGTTCGCGATGGTCATCAGTTCCTTCGCGGCGTCGCTCCCCTTCAATTCATCCGCCGCCAATTGGTCAGCGACAGTCGGTTCGCGCATTCGCAAGGTTTTAACCTTCGCTCCGTCGATCTCAATTGCGCGAGAGAGATCAACATCCACAAAATCAGTATTGTCATTAGCCATAAACCACCCATAAAAAGAGCGCGCACCGATCCAAAGACCGGGCGCGCCTGTTTCACATTAGATCCCAAGAGCGCCGCGGATGCCGGTTAGAGTATCGGTTCCGTTGACGGCGTGAATCATGTTCTCGATATCCACTTCCTGAACAACTTTGTCGCCGTGTTGCAGTTTGTAGTAAGTGAGAGCCATTGAAATCTTGAGAGACGCCATGTCGCCCGCCTTAGACGTGCCCGGGTCGATCTCCTTGATCTTGCCGCGCATGGTATGGACGACCGGAGTCACCACGCCGTCGAAGGATTCCAGAGCCTCACGGGCGACGAAGGGGACGTTAGCGCCCTCGACGACACCGAAGAGAGAGAGCACGTCGGCATCGTAGGAGATCAGGGAGAAATCGGTCTCCATTTTCTCCATACCCATCGTGATCTCGACGGGGCCCTGCATACCGCCCCCACGGAATTCTTCCGTGGTGAGCGCCAGTTTCGGGGCGTTGAACTCTTCGATCTGGCCCGCATAACCGCGGCCGTCCACGAAGAGGTTAAGATTCTTGCGGATATTACGCGCGGCCATGATTACAGAATCTCCGTGATGTAGTCGTTCACAAGATGCGAACGGAAGGTGACGTGCTCGGCCGGGAAGGGCGGAGTGAAGTCGAAGTCAAAGAACACCTTTCCGAGCGCGATGTTTTCCGGAGTGTTGAGATCCGGGTCAGCGTAACACTTGCCGCCGAGGATCGCACCGATCGAGGTGAGATAGCGGAGGTAAGAATTAACGCTCTCGGTCACGTCTTGGATGTAGGTCTTCGAGATATTCCGATCGACCGCCCAAAGGTGAGCGCGAAGGAGCGAGTCGTTAATGATATCCGCCGTCCGACGAACGGAGAGGAAGATCCACTTCGTATCATTGGTGAGAGTGCGATTCCCCCAGAGGCGGAAACCGTCTTCGCGGATGATCGTCGCGACGTTGTTCTCGTTGAGAATGTTCGCGCGTGAATTCACGTCGCCGAGAGCGAAATCGATCGGACGACCGACGCCGGTGATCCCGGAGATGTTCTGATTTGAAGGAGACCACCAGAAACCGCGCTCGTTGTCGGACTTGGCGATCAGGCCCGCGGCGATGGGGCTCGCGGGGACGACGACGGTATTCCCGGCGGCGTCGAGTTTCTTCACCCACGGATCGATCAGATAGACGCGGCTCGAGCCGAAGTCGTTCGATGCGGCGATAGCGTCGGCGTCCACGGTGTTCGGGCCGTCGGCGACGATCACGGCGCGGAGACGTTCGGCGATGCCGATCAGTTCGGCGACGACCGCGTTCGCGTTCTCGGCGTCTCGCTGATGCGTGAAGCCCGGAGCGATCAGGACGCGCGGGGTTACACCGAGAGCGGAGTTCGCGCCGAGGAGCGCTTGAACGCCCTCATAATCGCCGGTCGTGGAATTAACGCCGCCGATCACGTTCGCGATGGTGGCGGATTCGTTCGCGCCCTCTTCGACGCGGATCACGACGACCGCGGCTCCGGACTGATCGAAGATCGAGTCGAGAGCGCTCGGGAGCGTTCCATCGGCTGATCCCGCATTCGCGAGCAACTTAGCGGCGAGCGAGCGAGATCCGGCGACAAGGACCGGAGTATTCAGCGGGAAGACGGTCGCGTCGGCGCGCGGAGCGGTTCCGACGATGCCGATAACCGACGACTTGACGGTCTGAATGGGGCGGATGCCGTCGTCGATTTCGACGATCTCGACACCATGCAAAAATTGTTCGGGCATTTAGGATTCCTCAGAGGATGAAATTCTAGGTTAGTTCCGGATAACCGTAGTCTGCATGATCCCTTGACAGTCGCCCGGTTTCCTCTTGCGGTTTTTCCCAAAAAAAAGCCCCTCCGGAGAGGGGCGAGTCGCTGGTCCTATCGTGAACTCATTCGCGGATTATGCCGTGTAGGTTCCGGACGATGTGAAAGTGTGAATCGTGTAACCGCCGGACGACGTAACAGTTCCGCCCGTTCCGCGTTGAGCGCCAGCGTAGCGAATAATCACGACGCCGGACCCACCATTCCCGCCGATTCCGCCACTTCCATTCGAAGATCCACCGCCGCCGCCGGTGTTAGCGGTTCCGGCTCCCGGGGTTCCCGTTGTGGTTCCGTTGCCGCCGCCTCCAGCCCCGCCTGATCCCGGGTATGAGTTTGCACCGCCACCGCCGCCGCCCGCGTAATAATTGCCGAGAGATTGCCAATTTAACCCGGCCCCTCCGTTTGGACCTGATCCCGCGGCGGATGCTCCGCCACCGCCGCCGCCTTGATAGTAGGGTGAATCTGTTCCGCTTCCCCCCGCATATCCTTGACCGGAAGTTCCGGAACCGGGGTTCGCATTTGTGCCAACATCTGCGCCGCCGCCACCACCGGAACCACCGGAACCACCCGGACGACCGCTACGCGCCCCCCCATAACCTCCGCCAATCGCAGAGGCTATCGATCCGAGCGCGCTATTTGCGCCCGAGGTGTTTGACATATAGGAGGCCCCGGTTCCGCCGGCCCCAATAGTTACGGAATAAGCCGTTCCAATAGAAAGAACGGAGGATGACGCCAGATAGCCACCGCCGCCACCGCCGCCCGCGTTCCCTTGAGCGCCACCACCACCACCGGCGACCACCAAGTAATCAACGGAGTAAGTTTGCGGGATCGAGTCGGCATTGCCGACAGAAATATCGACCCATCCTTGAGTAGAGTCGATATATGCCAGCGTCACGGATGCGCGAACCGAGGAGATAACCGCGCTTCCGGAAACCCCGTTGATCTTCCCGCCGTTCGGGTTGATGGTGATACGGTTCGTATTTGAAGCCGTTCCCGCATAATCGAACACGTTGACTTGCTGATTAGCAGTCGGCGACGCCGGGAGCGTTACCGTAACCGCGCCGGAAGTCGTGTTGACCGGATAAGAATTCCCCGCCGCCGCCGTGAAGTTCGCAGTCTGGACGGCTTGCAGTAGCAAACCGCCGCCCGTGATCCACGCGCTCCCGTTCCACGTCTCGAGTTGTCCGATCGTGGTATTAAACCGCGTGTATCCATTCTGGGGATTCGACGGCCGTTGCGCCGTCGTCCCGCTCGGAATCTTGAGCGCCCCGTTATCCCCGCCGACGCTTAAATTCGAGATATTTCTCGCGTTCGTCATGGTTTACGCCTCGACTTCGGGGATTACGATCCATGAGGTCGAAGCCTCATCCCATGAATAACGCTTTCCATCTTCCGGATAAGCTACCGGAGATTCCCAGAGGCATGAATCCTCGTTGAGCGTCCACGATGCGAACGGCTTCGGCGGGATGAATGCGTCGCGCTCCCGATCGTAAGTGAAGCCGATCCCCGCGTAGTTCTTGCGGAGCGCCTTCGATTGATCTTCGGAAGGCTCGCCGGTTTCCGGGTTGATGTGAACACCGCCGCGCGTGTTGTAGCTTGTCTGAATCCATTCGCCCGGAGACGTATCGACGAAGGAGTCGAAGAACTCCGGCTCCGCGACGATGACTTGAGAGACGATGCCGTCGGTGACTTTTGCAAAATGTGCCATGTTGAATTGTCCTCGAGATTAAGTTGGGATCGGATAGCGGATGATGACGATGCCTTGGCTCCCGTTGCCGCCGCGAGCGAACGGGGATGAAGCATCTATCGCCGAGCCCGCTCCGCCACCGCCGCAACCGTAAGAACTCGCATTCCCGCCGACTGCATTATTAGCTTTTGTTGCGCCGTTGCCGCCGACACCACTTCCGCCGTTTGCGCTACTCCACG